GGATACCGCTACTGACGGAGCGAAGCGCCGATGACTCAATCTTAGCACATGCAGATTTTGCAGGTGTACACTTGGTTGCTCGTTACAAAGGGGAAAAACGATGATCGAAATCACTACGCCTACGCAATATGCAGAGGAAATAGGAAAGCTCTACAACGAAGGGCTACCAAGCGGGGACAGAACGGGATGGGCGAGCTTGGACGAACTGTACACCGTCGCGGTCCATTACTGGACCATCATCACCGGCATCCCGTCTCACGGCAAATCCACATGGATGGATAACCTGATGCTGAATCTGATCCGGCAAGGCTGGAAATTCGTCGTCTACAGCCCTGAGAACCAGCCCCCGGCTCTCCATATGGCCCAGCTTGTAGAAAAGGCGCTACGGCGTCCCTTCCGCGACGGCTACAACAACCGCTTGACACCGCCTGATCTGGCCCGCGTTCTCTCCCATCTCGAAAATTCCATACGAATCCTTGCGCTGGATGCCGATTCCCATGTCTTCCCTGCGCTGGGCGATATCATGGACGTGGCCCATGAAATTATCAATGAGATATGGCCGACCAATAAAGTAGGACTATTGATTGATCCATGGAATGAATTGGATCATTCCCCCATTGCGGGGATGAATGAAACCCAAATGACGAACTACGAACTGATGCACTTTCGCCATTGGATTCGTCGTCACAACGTCCACGGCTTCGTCGTCGCGCATCCGCAGAAGCCGCAGCGTGGCAGAGATGGCGACTTGCGCCCGGTCGGACTCTACGATATCAACGGATCGGCGGCATACTTCAACAAGTGCGACCACGGCATCATTGTGCGACGCAGAGAGGACAATGTGACTGAGATTGACGTGGAGAAGTGTAGATTCAAACACTTGGGTAAGAAAGGGAATACATTCTTACATTTCAATTTCGGTACTGGCACCTATGAAGACAACATTGACCGAGAACAACGTTACAGACGAAGCGATCAAGATGGTGATCCGTTCTGATGTAACAAGAAAAAAACTTTGCGAAATCATTGACTCAATTTGTGAAGGGTCTATAGTCACCATTACTGGCCCACGCGCTTCCGACGAACTGACGGCAAGGCTTCATTGTGCGATCCGATGCGTCTCTAAACAGGTTGTATGGGCGGGCCAGCATTTAGGGGAAGACGACTGGAAACGGCTTCTCACTGCTGCGCTCTATGGTCAACGTGTACTTCCGTCTCCGGATGGCAAAGGCTTCGTTGTCCTAGACAAACGCACATCAACGATGAGCGGGGCGCAGAAGTGGAATCTGTTGGAGTACGTCTATTCATGGGGCGCTGAAAGAGGCGTGGAGTTTGATGAGGAGCTTTAGCTCATCGGTTTTTAAGGGGGAGCTATGTGAACGATAAGCATGTAGAGCAATTCAAAGCCAGCATTCGGCGGCTCGGGTATGACAAGAATCCGGAGTCAATGAAAAACCTGCTGGACCATGCCACCGGCGAATTGCTGGAGGCGGCGAAACAAGTGCAAAGGGAAATAGACGAAATGGCTAAGGAAAATGGAAAGACGCTGAATGAAGCGGCAGAGCCGATCATCAACGCGGAAATCGTGAAGACCGGCGACAAGCTGATCGTCCCGGAAGGCGTATCGTTGCGGCAAGCAAAAGACCTGATCGAACGGCGCATGTCCTACGAAGAGGAAGTGGTCAGTCTTTCCGAATCGTTTGATGTGTTTCCGTGGGATGGCGCGCATGCCTTCGATAAGGTGCTGACGGCGGTCTATGGCTGGACGCCTGCGGAAACGCAGCAATCGTTTTGGGGGCCAATTCCCCCGAAAATGATCGCAATCGACACCGGCCCGCACACCAAGGCAATGGTCCCGTGGGGCAACTTCTCGTTGCCGAACGTGGAAGGCATCCTGCATACGGGCGTGGCCCGGAAAGAAGGGCGGCTCGCCTTCCAGCTTTCGGCGGAAGTGAAGCGCGTTTCGCAGCATGTGGTCGAAAAGTTGTTCGCTCAGGTCCGCGAATATCTCAAGACGGGCAGCATTTACCGTGGCAAGGCAATCCGGATGCGTTTCCTCGATGACGATGGCGACGTGCTGCAAATGCCCGAACCGAAGTTCATGGTTACCGACGATATCGATCCGTCGCAACTGGTGTACTCGCGTACCGTGCAGGCATCCATCGACACGAACCTGTTCACGCCGATCCAGCGCGTGCGCGAACTGAAAGCAAACGGTATCCCGGTCAAGCGCGGCGTGTTGCTGGGCGGTGCATACGGTTGCGGCAAGACGCTTGCGGCCCGCGCGGCGAGCAAGTACGCGGTGGACAATGGCGTTACGTTCCTGTACGTCACCCGCGCCGACGAGTTGTCGCATGCCATCGCGTTCGCCCGGCAGTATCAAGACCCGGCCTGCGTGATCTTCTGCGAAGACATCGACCGCGTGATGGACGGAGAACGTTCCGTGGCAATGGACGACATCCTGAACATCATCGACGGCATCGACAGCAAGGCAAGCAACCTGATCGTTGTCCTGACAACGAACAATCTGGACGGCATCCATCCGGCCATGCTGCGCCCCGGTCGTCTGGATTCCGTGATCGAAGTCAAGGCACCTGACGCAGAAGCGGTGGAAAAGCTGCTGCGCTACTACGGCGGTTCGGCCATCGGCGCAGACGAAGACCTGAGCGGCGTCGCCGCGATTCTGGACGGGGAAATCCCGGCAGTCGTCGCGGAAGTCGTACAGCGTGCGAAGTTGTCGCAACTGCGGCTGAACCCGCCCGGCGTGGCAGTCACGCGCCTGACGGCGGACGCCCTTGAAGACGCGGCGCAGACCATGACGGCGCAACTGGAATTGCTGGCCCTGAACCAGCTTGGCAAGCCGGAACCGCCCGCTCTCACGGTCGCGCTTCAACAAGCCGTTCGGGCAGCAATCGAACCCGAATTGGCCGAACTGAAAGACCAACTGGCCGACGTGAAGGAATACGTCTCCGACTAAGCTGCATGGCACGGCGGGCAAGGTGTCATACGTTCCCGCCCTAGTTTCGGCGTATGGCCGGTTAGCCCACGAAACGGGCTACTTACCCTTGGAGATGAAAATGAGTGACCCGATCAATGAACTGGAACAGGACGCGAACGCGGCGAAAGAGGCCGTGACTTCCAGCGTCGACAAGCTGCAAGCATTTGCGGCGAGCATGACCGGCAAATGGTTTGGCGTACTGCCTTACGCACGCGCTCATGCCATCGTCGTGAAGGAAATCGCGACAGCAGCGTGTTTCGTGTTGCTGGCGTTGCTTCTCTGGCGCGCACTGTAATGACGGAAGGCGAGTATCTAGGTCGGCTGGCATCCCTTGGATGCATCGCGTGCAGGTTGCTTTATGACGACTATGAGCCACCTGATCCGTCTTTGCAAATGACCGTTATTCACCATCCGCGCACCGGGCAAGGAAAGGCGCAAAGGGCTTCAAACTGGATAGCGATTCCGCTGTGTGTCCCGCACCATGTAGGAAAGTACGGAACTCACAATAATGGGAACAGCTTTCCTGAGTTGAAGATGAGCGAGATGGATGTGTTGGCACACACAATCAGGATATACCATGAGCAATACTGAAGATCGTGATGAAGCATTTCAATTGATTTGCTCAATCACGGAGTTCCTCAAGGACGCACTCCCAGAAGGATATGGCGTGATGATCGCAATTTCGAACGGTGGTCCCGTCGCGGCAAGCATCGGCGGATTGGATACCGATCTTCGGTCTTACGACGACATGCTTCTCTGTCTCGCCGGGAAGCTGTACGAAGCGCGGTTCCGCACCCACAACACCACGCGGTTTCACCGCGAAGAACCACCGGAGATGAAGCAATGAATGCCGAAGAATTCCACGCCGCCGTGTCGGATTTCATCAAGGAAAACTGCCCGGAAGGTGCGATTTGTATGTTCGGGATGGAAGACGATGGGGGCCATTATCGAGGCTTTATCGGCGGTCCCAATATCCGGACGACGGACGAGCGCTATTACGGGCTCGCTATCATTATGAGCCACCAGATTGCCAAGCTGCATTTCGGCGATGGCGAAGAAGAAACCGGCCGGTTCGGCATGCAGCACTGACATGACCGAGAAGACGAAGACCGCGCCGCCGGGTTCGGTGCGGCGCGTCAAAACCGGAACCTACCGTGGGCGACTCGTAAAGGCACTCGCGACCGTCCACGGTCGCCGACAAATCTTCATCAAGGTCGTGTTTCTGGACGGCTGGGGGAAGGAAACGGATAAGCAAGAGCTATTGCTCCTCGACAATTTGGAGTAGCAATGACCAACCACAAGGATGAGATGCCCCCTTGTTTCGACAGTCAGGAGCAATGGGAAGCATGGCAGGAGATGGAAACCGTTACACGTAGCGTCGGATACAACCGACGTAGCGCGCGGCGTGTGGTGAGTTTTTGTGCTGACTGTACGGTGGAATATCAGGACCGGATGCGCCATGAGGGGCGCTGCACGAATCCTGATTTCAAGCCCGACGAGAAGGCGCTCACCCGGCATCCGCAAATCAGCAAGTCAGGCG